CTGCCATCGCCCACGAAGAAGGCTTCCTCCTCCTTGGCGCCGATGCGGCGGGCAAACTCGGTGGAGATATAAGAGGGCAGGTCGAACACGCTGTCGTTAAGCAGCTCATCGGACACCTTGAGGAAGGTACCCAGCTTGTAGGCGGACAGAGAGGTCTGGCCGAACACCTCATCGCTCTCGGTGAGGGCGTCCTCCTCATCCAACCAGGCGGCGGAACCGTGGCTGGTCACGATGGGGATCTTGCGGTCACCGCTGGAGGTCTGAATGACCTTGGCCAGGCGGCGGAACACATTTTCCTCCTCCAGAGCCTGCACCAGGGTGCGCTCGTACTCATCGGGCACCAGGTAGCCGCCCTCGCTGTCGGTGCCTTCCTGCAGGGCGTTGCGAATCTCATAGGGATTGCCCTGCAGACGCATGGCGTTCCAGAAGTTCCGCTTGTACTCATCGGAAGCGCGGCCCTTCTTTTCGGGCTGCTGGTCGCCGGCGGGCTTGCCGGTGATGGGGTGGTTGACAGGCTTATTCAGCTCGGCGTCCAGAGTTTCGCGGCGCTCCATCCGGGCGATTTCTTTACCCAGGTCGGAGATGTCCTGCTCCATGCGGGAGTAGGTGGCGTCATCCTCGGCGGACAGGGTGCCCTTGTCGGTGCGGTGGGAGTCCAGAAAAGCCTTGGCAGCGTCCCAGGCCTTGGCGCGCTTCTCGCGCAGTTCCAAAATAGTCATGGTAGATTTCCTCCTTTAATGTTTCAAAAGATTGAGCCGCTCGTAGAGAGCGTCTACGGAGCGGCCCTTGGGTTCCGCCTTGGTGGCGGGACGAGTGGTTCTGCATTTTTCGGCGATCTTATCCATGAGGGAATTGACCACCGATGCTTTGGAGTACAGCATGGTGACTGTCGGGGATTCTACATCCTCCGCTTCGGCGGGGCGTTTCATCACCTCATCAACGAAGCCCAGCTCTACCGCTTTCCCGGCGTCCATCCAGGTCTCGGCGTCCATCAGATGGGACAGCTTGGCGCGGGACAGGCCGGTCTTGATTTCGTAGGCGTTGATGATGGAGTCCTTGACGCTCCCCAGCATCTCGATGGCCTTCTGCATCTCACCCGTGTCGCCCATGGCCACAGTCATAGGGTTGTGGATCATGAGCATGGACACCGGGGACATGAGGACCTTGGTACCCGCCATAGCGATGACGGATGCGGCGGATGCCGCGATGCCATCGATTTTCACCGTTACATCGTGGGGGTAGTCCATCAGCATATTGTAGATTTGGGCTGCGGCCACGCAGTCCCCGCCGGGAGAGTTGATCCAAACGGTAATGTTCCCGTCCCCGGACATCAGCTCCTCCTTAAAAAGCTGGGGCGTGACGTCATCGTCAAACCAGCTTTCCTCTGCGATGGTACCGTTCAGATACAGCGTCCGTTCCGCCGGAGCTGTCTCCGTCTGCGCCTGATTCTTCCACTTCCAAAACTTCTTCATCGGCATTTTCCTCCTTTCCGTCATCGTTAGGTTCACTATCTGCAAAAGCCCCCGCGTCCTTGAGCGGGAGCATATTGCCGTTGATAAGGTACAGGTCGCCGCCCTCCTCGGCGGGGATGCGGTCGAGGTTCTCCAGCTCCCGGATGTCGTTGGCGGACATCCAGCCGTTCTGCCGACCGATGGCGTACCCGTTCATGCGGCTCTGGTAGTCGCCGCGAAGCAGCCCCTCTACATTGAACTTCACGAAATACTGGGATTTCTCGTCCGGCAGCAGGAGCGACCGATGAATGGTCTGCTCCCAGCGGATCACCCAGGGGTCCAGCGTGTATTTCACGAACTCCAGAGATTGCTGCTCAATATTGGAAAAGCTCGACTTTTCCAGGTCGCCCACCATGTGGGGCGGCACTCGGAAAATTCGAGCGATCTCATTGACTTGGAATTTTCGCGTTTCCAAAAACTGCGCCTGCTCCGGCGAGATGCCGATGGGCGTGTATTTCATGCCCTCTTCCAGCACGGCGATCTTATTGCTGTTGCCGCTGCCGCCGAAGGTGGACTGCCAGCTCTCCCGTACCCGCTGGGGGTCTTTGATGGTGCCGGGGTGTTCCAGCACGCCGCCGGGGGCCGCGCCGTTGGCGAAGAACTTGGCCCCGTACTCCTCGCAGGCAATCGCCATGCCGATGGCGTTCTTGGCCATGGCGATGGGACTGTACCCCACCAGCCCGTCAAAGCCCAAGCCGGGGATGTGCAGTACATCCGAGGGCGGCAGATTGACGGTGACGCCCTTCATGGTGGGCGCGTCCTCGGTGCTGGTGGTGTATTGGTAGTAGAGCCGGCCCTTGGCGTCCCTGTCCACCACCATGCGGTTTGGCATCAGCGGATAGAGGGCGATGACCTCGCCCTTGCCGTTGCGGATGATCTGGGCATAGGCGTTCCCCCATAGGAGCAGATGGGTCATAAGGGTTTCCCGAAACACAAAGGAACTCATCTCAGGGTTCGGCTCATCGTGGAGCAGATGGTACAGCGGATGATCCAGCGCCTTCTCCTTGCCGCCATCCTCTTTATAGCGGTAGAGGTGCAGCGGCAGACCCGCCACCGCTTCCGCCAGGATGCGGACGCAGGAGTACACGGCGGTCATCTGCATGGCGGAACGCTCGTTGACGTTCTTGCCGGCGGTGGAGCCACCAAAGAAGAAGCTGTACCCGCTGCCGGATGTCCGGTTCTGGGGCTTGTCGCGGGATTTGAACAAGCCGGAAAAGATGCCCATAGGCTCGACCTCACTTTCTTTTTTGTTTTTGGATATCCAAATACTTGACAGAACCAGGAGAAAGGTGTATTCTTTGATTACAGTCTTTCTGGATATCCATTAAATCGAAGGAGATGATAAAATGCTTGGTAGGCCTAAAAAGGAAGACAGCCGCGAAAAGCAATACCGTGTCCGTCTCAATGATAAAGAGGATGAAATGCTGGCTTTTGCCAGCAATGCGACTGGCGTTCCCAAGTCTGAAATCTTTAGAAAAGCTCTGCAGGAGTACTGTGAAAAGGTAAAACTCCAGCAGGCAGCAGAAGAAATTGGGGATGACACATCATGGGAAGATGACCGCATTAGTCTACAGCGTGCTGTTGAATGCCCCTATTGCAAAGCAAAAAATCGCATCGACCTGGAAGATGAAGGGACTGTTTCTACTTCCGAACGGCAGATGGGCGATGAGATGGTTTACGAATTTGAGAATGTGGAGTGTCAGTGCCATAGCTGCGGAAGATCCTTCACGGTGTCTGGATATATTAGTGAGTACCCCATTGGGGCATTCAACGCTGAGAGTCTCCAGGTGACACCCATTGAACCTTTGCCAGATGAAACAACTCATGCTGTTGTTTGTCGCGACTGCGGTGCAGTGCTTGAGCCGGGTACAAAACAGAAGCTCTGCCCCGATTGCCGCGAAAAACGCAAAGCCAAGTGGATGGAACGCCTAAAGGCTGGAGCAAAGATTGTTGGCATTATCGGTGTAGCGGTGGGTGCTGCATACTTGGCTACAAAGGGAACCGGCGACTCTGATGAATCAACAGATGACTTTGAGCCGGAATCCCTGGGTGATGACTCTGGTCGTAAATTCAAACTCCTTATGAAATACCCCGATGGTACCGAGGAGGAAGAGGATGAACTCTTTGATTCCGAAGAGGAGGCAAAAGAGTATGGGGACTACATGATCTCCTGTTCAAGAGAAGGTGCGGAGACACTTTATATGTCTAACCCAGGCGACAACCCTTTGGAGGATTATGAAGACCCCGATTATGAAGTAATCGAAACGGAGTGATCAGCAATGTTGGTGCTTTGTATCAACTACGCCTGTGACTGGGTTCAAATAACGAACATGGGACGCCGGTATACCTGCCCAATGAAGGAAATCAATGTTGAACGGCACTTCCGTTTTAAGAACCAGTGGCATCGAGTACGGGATTACACCTCAGAACTGACATCAGAATTTCGCTGACAGGCAATTTATAAAAACAGCAGCCCTCTGCTGTCATAGACCGACTCGCTGGTGTCGTTGCCGCATCGGATGGCCCGATCAAGGGCCATGATGGTGGCAACGGCGCCATCGATTTTTTCTGTGGACTTTTCCTTGTCTGGCTTGATGTTCCCCGCCGGGTCGGTGCGGATGTAGATGTTGTCCATCATCCAGCGCAGGACAGGGTGACCGCCATGGGCGATGCGTTCCTCCAGCACCAGCTTCATCAGCTCCTTGGTGGGCGGGGACATATCCTTGAAGCCCTGTCCGAAGGGAACCACCGTGAAACCCATGCCCTCCAGATTCTGCACCATCTGCACTGCGCCCCAGCGGTCGAAGGCAATCTCCCGGATGTTGAACCGCTCTCCCAGCCGCTCGATGAACTTTTCAATGTAGCCGTAGTGAACTACATTTCCCTCCGTGGTTTGGAGGTGCCCCTGCCGCTCCCAGACATCGTAAGGCACACGGTCGCGGCGGACGCGCAGGTCGATGTTGTCCTCCGGTATCCAGAAGTAAGGCAGCACGGTGTATTTGTCCTCCTCGTCCAGCGGCGGGAAGACCAGCACAAAGGCGGTAATATCCGTAGTGCTGGACAGATCCAAGCCACCGTAGCAGACCCGGCCTTCCAGAGCGTCCTCCGAGGCAGCAAAGGCGCAGCGGTCCCATTTCTCCATGGGCATCCAGCGCACCGCCTGTTTAACCCACTGGTTCAGCCGGAGCTGGCGGAAGCTGTTTTCCTCAGCGGGGTTCTGCTTGGCGGACTCACAGGCGGCTTTGACCTTGTCGATGCCCACCGTGATGCCGAGAGAGGGATTGGCCTTCTTCCACACCTTGGGGTCTGTCCAGTCATCCCCCTCATCGGCTCCGTAGATGACCGGGTAGAAGGTGGGGTCGATTTTCCGGCCTTCCAGGATGTCCTTGGCCTTTTGGTGTGTCTCGTAGCAGATCGAGCGGGTATCCGTCCCTGCCGTGGTGATCAGGAAGTAGAGGGGCTGCATCCGGGCATCCCCGGAACCCTTTGTCATGACGTCAAAGAGCTTCCGGTTTGGCTGGGTGTGTAGCTCATCAAAAACCACGCCGTGGATGTTGAAGCCATGCTTGGAGTAGGCCTCAGCCGAGAGCACCTGGTAGAAGCTGTTGGTGGGATGGTAGACGATGCGCTTCTGGGACGCGAGGATCTTGACCCGCTTGGAGAGCGCCGGACACATCTTCACCATATCCGCCGCTACCTCAAAAACAATGGATGCCTGCTGGCGGTCGGCAGCGCAGCCATA